AAATAAAACGAAACAAGCGATTGCAGCGGAAATTGAGCAAGAGGTGACCCAAGCGAAAGATAGGCTCAATGATTTGAAATCTCAATCGTCCGAAATGGAATCAAATATCAACAATTTAAGTCGCAAGTTAGTCGACGCAACGGCTTCCCTATATAACATCAAAAGAGAAGAATTGACCGATGACATTGCATATCAAGACTATGCAATGAATCTCTACGATCGAACCACGCAAGGATACCGGGATCATGCCGCTGAAAAAGCCAGACTATTGGGAGTTCAGAAAAAGCTTCATGAGGAAGAATTGGCATATTATCAAAAACAACTGCAAAACAAAGATTTAAACCCGATAGACAAGAAAGATATAGAGGAAAATATCCGCAAGAGCAAAAATGATATTTTGCAAAAAGATGCGGAAATAAACCAAATCAATACTGATATTGCCAACTCCGTCATCGACAAGCATCTGTACCGCATGAACGACGAGAGCAAAAAATATGCCAAAAGCATTCAGCAACTAGAGGATAATATTCGCTATGACGTGGATAAAGAAGATGGGGATTATGCGAAGCATATCGGATATTTGCAACAAATCGCTGGCTTGCGCAAGGGTGAGGCCAATGATATTAAAAACAATATTAAATTCCTTAAGTCGCAGTTGGAGTTAAATAAAAACAACAAAGATATCGTGGAACGTTTGACCGATGAAATCGAGAAACAAGAGGATAAGCTGCAGGATACAGAACGGTCGGTTAAGGATCTTAATGGCAGCGTAAAAGACATTTACGAAAAAGCAGCCGATCAATATGTCGAGCTGTACAAAGAAAAACTCGAACTCATGAAAAAAGCGGACGAGGAACATTACAAAGACAAGATCGAAAGAGATAAAAAGGTTCATGAGAATCGAATGAAGCAAATCGATAAAGAACTCAAGGCGTTGCAGGATGCGTACGATCAACAAATGCAGATGCTTGATCGCACGGAATCCACGCGAACCTATGAGAATGATTTATCCAAAAAACAAGAAGAAATTACCGATCTCAAAAAACAAATCGACTTGTTGTCCATGGATGATTCCTATGAAGCGAAAAGTCAAAAAGCCGACTTGATCAAGCAATTGAACGAGAAAGAACAGGAGTTGTCCGAATACCAGCATAATCGGGAAATCGAGCTCCGAAAGAATAACCTGGAGGACGAGCTGAGCTCGGAGCAAGAAAAGCTGGAAAGCAAAAAAGAAAAGATGGAAGAGGAATACAACAACACGGTCGAATTGTTGGAAAAGAAAGCGGAGGAACGGCAAAAGTTCTGGGAAAATGAACTGAACAACGAACAAAAATTTGCTGAAATGCGCAAGCAAGTATATGAAGGCAACTTCAATGAAATGCTTGAAACCGTCAACACTTGGTCGGGGGAAGTCGATTCCAAATTCGATATACTAGGAGATTCGATTACGACGAATTTCACCGATAAAGTAAAGGAAGCAATTGACGAACTCAAAAAATTAGACAATTCAAAGCTCGGTTCCATGGGATCGGTCGTCAACGATACGAAGCCCCAAAACCTCGATGGCAATTATAAACCTACTGCAGGCCTCCCAAGTAACAGCTTACTATCCACAAAAGACAAAATCACTGAAATGATATCCAACAGTAAGAAGTGGAAACTGACCACTGATGAAAAGGAAAGAAAAAAATTAGAGGAAGAGAACCAAAAGCTTGGGAAAGAAATAGGTGCAGTATATAAGTACGGAACATGGTATAAGGACGGAAAGCCTCTGTACCAATTCGATACAGGTGGTTATACGGGAGATTGGAACGGAAATTTCGGCAAATTAGCGCTATTGGATAAAAAGGAGCTCGTATTGAACGCTGAGCAGACGAAGCACATTTTGGACACGGCTCGCATCGTCGATCAGATTCGCTCCGCTGTGCCAAGCTTCCCTATTTCTAACTTCATGCCGGCATCAATTCCGACTGTCATGCCCGCTCCAGCCAATGAACAGCATGAATATAACATTGAGGTCAATGTGAATGGAAATGCAGACCGAAATACGGCAGATATCGTGGCAACGGAAATCGTGAACAAACTGAAGCGTACTAGAGGGGGGAGATTTTAATGCTGGAAGGCGTACATTTTTATTATGACGGCATCTATTCCGTCGATATGGGATTATTGAATTGCAGACTAGACGGAGGCATGTTCGAGGAGAGCTTGCTGCCGTCAAGAAGCATTGTCGAGAAAAAAGTAAGCGGTAGACATAAACCATATTTTCAGGCCATCGAATTAAGCCCGCTCGAATTTAATCTCACATTCGCCTTTGAATTCCATTATGACGAACGGCGTATCCGGGAGGTTGCCCGCTGGCTGTCGCAGACTTATTATAAACCGTTCTATACCGTCGATAATCCGAACCGGGTATTTTATTGCATGCCGGATGGAGACGTGAATCTCATTCATAATGGATTGAAGCAAGGCTACATTACCTTGAAGATGAGATGCGATGGTCCATACTCCTATACGCCCAAGACTTTGAAGGAAAAGATGATGTTCGACGGCACAAAACTGACAAAAACGATCCAGGAAAACACTTTTACTAATGGGATGGGTACACAGCAAAATATCGAAATCGTCAACGGAGCTTTGCAGGTCAAGAGCGGAAGCACGACATGGCTACAATATACAGGAATGAAATGGAGTGATCTATGATGATACAGGCGAAGAAGATGGGGTTAAAAAAGCCGCAAGTATCGGATCAGGTCGATCAAACTATCGCATGGTTGGCCGAAAATTTCCAAGTGATCGATAATCATTTTGAAGAGCTAATATCCGACGCAGCAACTCACCCCGAGATGGGTGAGTTTTTTCATGCAGGGAAGAAGTTTTGGAATAAGAATGCATCGCGCGGCGATTTCGCAGGTTGGGTAAATGTGCGGGAAGGCGTATTTGCGCCCTCATGGCAGAAGCAGTATTCCTATGCGGCAGGCAACAAGGTGAAAGCCTCTCCGGATAATGGCCATTATTATGAATGCATCATTGGCGGTACAAGCGGAATGAAGCAGCCAACATTCCCGACTACACCAGGAAGTCTGGTATATGATCTGTACGGACATACGGCATGGAAGCCATCTTACCATTATAAGCTAGATGAAATTGTCGTTGCTACGAATGGTGATATGAGCTATTACTATAAATGCATTATTGAAGGCGCTTCGGATTCCGTAGAACCTGCCTGGGGCAATATTAGCGGTTCGACCATTGTCGACGGCAGCGTGCACTGGTATGTGCATAAGACCGTTCAATGGAAAGAGATGGGCGCCAGCTGCGAATTCGTGCCGTTCGGTACGATTGGTAATTATAAGGGAGGAGCCACGATTGAGACAGTAGGCACCCTTAAAAAGGGGAAATGGGAAGCAGACACTGTCGAGCTGGCTCATGGAGGTACCGGAGCTACAGACGCTGACGGAGCAAGACGAAACCTCGGGGCAACCGGGAAATATTCCAAAACGCTCGGAGACGGTCTTTCCACGACCTATACAATCAAGCATCAACTGAATACGCAAGATGTAGTTGTCATGGTACGGGAGGCGGAATCTCCGTTTGCGGCGATAGAGGCCCAAATGAATATGATAGATGAGAATAGTGTTATTTTAACATTTCCATCCGTACCTGCCGTCAATCAATATCGGGTTACGGTCATAGGTTAAATAAGCATAAGCTGCCTTCGGGCAGCTTATATTTTTATATCGAAGGAGGTTAGGAAATGACCAGTTGGCTTGATTTATATATACCGAAGGGTGTTTATGTTTCGCAAGTGTTCGATGTCGGTTCTCATTACGAAACGTATATTCAAGATTTGAAGGTTCAATATGAGCGCCATGATGGAACGGTCGATGTATTCATAAGACTGTCCTATGATTCAACGAACTGGACGGAGTGGATCAAAATGAACGAATCCGCTTTCGATGCGAAGGATTTGTTCGGAGACAGTTACTATGATATGGAACAATGTTCCCTGCAATATAAAGTTGTGCTGCGGAATGAAGGTATAAAAAGCCCCGAATTTCGCGGCATTTCGTTCTCCCTGCTAGGGTCATACCTGTTAAATAATACGGGAGACGTCTCCTGCAAACCGGAACTGTGGATAACGAAGCGCAATGGCGCCGGCACGATTAAGCTTACGAACGAAACGAACGGACAGACACTAATATTGGCGGATTTGAACGACAATGAGCAGGTATACATCGATTGCGAGAATGAAGATATTGTGTCCGACTTGCCGCTCATATACCGCTACGATAAGCATAATAACGTATTTCTCGAGCTGGAGGTCGGGGAAAATCTGCTGACCGGCGAAGGCGGATTTGAACTGACGATTAGACATGAATATATAACCTTACAGGGATAATTCGGGAGGTGAACGACGGATGTTACGTTTAGGAGATATCGATTTTGCCAAAAAGCCTATTACGCCCCAACTGTTTTTGTGCAAGCCGAATAAAGAGGGGATATCCAAATTGGCAGAAGCGCATAATATCGTATTTAATTTGAAGCTCGGCGCGCTTAATGAGCTTACATTTGATTTCCCTGCTTATTTGGACAAGCACCATATCGTAGCGCGCAATAAGAACTTTGAGCTGATTAAAGGAAGATATCTGATAAAGCTCGTTCTTGGCTCCTACGAAGAATATTTTATTGTGAACCAGATCGGGAAGCGGGCCGGCGACGACGGAGAGAGCGTGTCGGTATCAACCTTGTCATTGGGATATGAATTGAACGATAAAATCATTCGGGATTATAAGGCCGTGTCGAAGACCGCCACGGAGCTTATGAAGGATGTGCTGATTGAATCCATATGGCAGGTCGGTTACGTCGATTCCGAATTCGAGCTGAAGCGAAGAGGGCTCGAAGTATCGTCCAATACCGTGCTGGAGGTCATATTTGATATTGCCAAAACCTTTAATGCTGTGGTCGTATGGGATACGCTCCATAGAACTGTAAGCCTGAAAAAGCCGGATCTTATTGGGCTTGATAAAGGATTCTCGATTAAATACGGCAAATACTTGGAGTCTGTTAACCAGGAGGATAATGCCGAAGAGATTGTAACGCGGTTGAAGATGTACGGCAAAGAAGACATAACGATTCGTGAAATCAATCCAACGGGCACGTCCTTTGTGGAAGACTTTCATTATTTTATTTATCCGTACAAGGAAGACAGAAACTATAGCCAACAATTTTATTACGGCCCTGACATGAAAGCGAACTGGAAGCATTATGATGCAGAATGGAGTGTCCTTAATGGGAAGCTTATTTCCACCTCTAATCTCCAGCAGCTTTCTACGATCGTGAATTCCAGTGCATTCGGAAGCCAAAATTACAAACTATCTGCCACGTTGAACGCGACCGGCGGGGACAATGTCATGGGCTTCTTTGTCAGATACCAGGATGATCGCAATTATTACTGGATTGGCTGGGAGTCCGGCAAAATTCAAGGTGGTGTCGGCTGGGGCAAGGAAAAGCTGCGACTATACAAACGGGAGAACGGGAACGATATTCTGCTTGCCTTGACGGATGAGGTTGACGGTTGGAGCACGGACGTGCACTATCGGATGGCAGTCGAAGTCTATAATGAAGAAATTAAAGTTTGGATTGATAACAGACTTGTCCTATCAGGCCATGATTCGGCATATTCACAAGGCGCCTATGGCTTGATCAGCATGAATCAGCCCTTCGAAGTAGAGTATGTAGAGTTCATGTCCAAAGAGCATACCGTGTTGTTCCATAGTGAGTATATGACGGATGCGCTTTGCCATGCCTTATTGGAGTATGAGGAGTTGCTACAGGAGAACCGGGACGCTTTTACCGAGTTGGTTGCCAAGCGCGAAGCGAACAATTCCATTCTTCATATTAAGAATGAGGAATTGCAGCAACTGAACACGCAGTTGAAAATGCTGTTAGACGAGCGGGATACGTTGAACACGCGGATCGCGAAACTGAGCGACGAAATCGATCATGCGGACAATACCTTCCAGGATTACACCTTGCTGCTGAGCGATCTGGATTCTCTCCGAAATGAATTGGATGCGAAGCTCATTGAAATCAAGGCCAAGGAAACCGAAATCAGCCGCAAAGAAGCGGAAGTCACCCAAATCGAACAGCAGCATCAAGAAATCATGAACCTTATCAATGGCTTGAAGCTGCGGCTCGATATTCGCAACAACTTTACAAAGGAACTGCTGCACGAACGTAATCAGTACGTCATTGAAAAAGAGTGGCAAAACCCCAATATCGAGGATCCGAAAGATTTATTAAAAGAAGGATTGAAGGCATTTGATGAGCTGAAGCAGCAGAAGATTACGTTAAAGGTCGACCTGGTCAATTTCCTGTCGATGGTGACGGAGCAACGGAATTGGGACAAATTAGGGCTCGGGGATACGATCGGCATTGAGCATGAGCGAATCAGTCTTCGGTATAAAGCGAAAATTACCGAGATTGAATATAACTTCGAAGATAAAGGCATCAATCTTACGATCAGCAACATGAAGGACATGTATGCCAACAAAGATAAATTTATTGAAATGCTGTACAAGTCCTATAATACGTCTACCCAAGTATCGATCGACTCGTGGAAATGGGATTTGTCCATGCAAAATAACGGCGCAATCAACGAGATTATTAACAACAGTTGGGATGCGAACAAAAACGCGATTATCGGGGCCAAAGACCAGGTGGTAGAGCTGTCGGACAGAGGCTTAATTATTCGGGATCCGAAGAACCCGCTTCATTATTTGGTTGGATTGAATTCGATGATCGCCATTACGAATGATGGCGGCAACACGTGGAAGCATGCTCTGACGGCTGATGGTATCGTTGGCGAGCGGATATACGGGAAAGTGATCATGGGCGTTAACTTGGCCATTGAAGATGAGAGCGGGGTTCTGAAGTTCCAGGGCTCCAAGGGAGAAATATTCGATCGGCATGGCAAGCTGGTCATGAAGCTGGGACTTGTCGAAGAAAATCCGGATGCATTCGGCCTCATGTCTTTCAACGATATTACGCGCGTCAAGGTAACGGACAAGGAAGGCTTCGTCATCGATAAAGCGAACAGCAAGCGGCCTGATGGATGGGAAAAAGTAATGTGGGCTGATCAACGTGACGGCACGCTTTACACACATGGTCTGGTCGCCAAGAACATTAAAGTGTTCAATGACATTGGGAAGAAGATCATAGATGCGGAGTCAAACTATTTCAATATCGGTGATTTTAAGACAATCGTCATGGATAATAAGCTGACTTCTATTGAGAAGATGCAGATCATTACGGAATTGTACAAGGTGGAAGCGGGATATCATCGCATGCTGGAGCAAGCAGAAGAGTATAAGCGCTCTCAGCGCGATGATGATTTTAATATGAATGCCCAATTCTTCACGAAGGAGCCAAGCACTAAGGATCGGTACTCTACGGAGCCGCTGACGCAAGCTTATCGGAAGCTTATAGAATATATGTCCCAATATATTAAAATTACTTCCGTAGATCCGCTGAACATCGCTATTCACGATCCATTGACCGAAAAAACGAGCGAAATCGCGGATCGTTCGGAATTTATTCTTGCATTTAAGACGTATTATGACGAAGAGAAAAATCTGAGAAACGAAATTGAAGATGCGCAGTTCTATTCCGGGCTCAATATGGGCAAATTCTACAACAATGTTGTGATTGGGGAATACGGATTCATTGCGCTCCGGAGTGACGGCAAGTACCGGGCCGTCCTGAATGCGACCAATGGATTGGCCCTGCAAAAATGGGAGAAGAACAAATGGACCAATAAAGTATACGCGGCGGTAGGCAGCTCGGAGTATACAGACGGCACCTTGATCGCGGAGGATTTAGTGGCGAAGCGGCTGCGGATCGAGACGAAAGTCGGCAATGTGCTGCTGGATGCGGATGCCTTGAATCTTGATTTTACCGTACTAGATTCCATCATATTGGATGATGTTATTGTATCACCCGAGAAAATTACGCTCGCCAATCAGTTTAAAATCGTGACGAAGCAATACAATGAACTAAAATCGCAAATTAATCGGTATGCAATGACTATATATAATGACAGGGAATCTTCCTATGCGGAACTGGATGAGGCGCAAAGTAAGCTCGTAACAGCCGGCAACGAGCTGGAGGATAGCTATAATCGATTGAAAAGTTATATGCAGCCGATTTTTGCGAACATGAATACGACCACTCATCTTATCCATGATCTTAGATCCACACGCACGGAATTCCATGAGAAGTGGGAAAGCTTCTATCAAGAATATGAATATGGCAGGGTTGTTCTGGCCGACTTCTTGGAAAAGAGTTCCTTGCAGTTAGGGAGAAATTATAATAACACGGTTATTGACGCGAATAACGGTATTGTTGTAACTCGAGGAGATAAGATGTATCGAACCGTCTTGAACGCCACAGAGGGGATCAAGATCGAGAAGAACATCGGCTCGGGATCAAGTCCAAATTGGGACAAACGGTTCTATGTGGATCAGGATGGCAAGCTATTTGCCGTTGAGCTGAATACAAAAGCATTGCATATTCACGATGGCGATCTCGGCGAAAAGATTAGCTTAAGTGCTAAAGAGGGGATCAAAATTATAGGTGCCCACGGTGAAGAAATACGTTTAAATGCAACCGAAGGTATCGCCATCGATGTGGATGAGAAGAAGCGGTTCTGGGTTAATCCCGATGGTACCTTGCGAGCAAGAAAGCTGATTATCGAACCGGATATGGATAAAGAACTAGTATTTGATGAAGAAACTAACGGATACATTTCTGATTTATTAGTTAATAACTTGAAAACATTAGAAACTCCGGGACTGAAGCAAGACTATGTTTATGTACGAAGTAATTTCATAAAATTGCTCACAGGTAATTCAGCAAAGGATGATGTAGAGAAATTTGTGCTACAGCTAAATAAAGGAAATGATGGCCATAGTTATCCTGAAATGATTTGGGGTCAAGGAACCGGACGAGGCAATCAAGGTATTATTAAGAAAACCTCAGAGGGATTTTACTTTGAAGGCTCTACCGACATCGGCAATAAAAGAATGATTCAGCTATTGAATAGGCAGATTGATGCAATTGTCATAGAAGCTGAACAAGGAAGTATTAAAGTAAAGTCTGATACTCAAATTGTGCTAGAGTGTGGCGGAAGCAAGATTATGATGACACCAAATAAGATTTCATTGAATGCAGGAAGAATAGATTTGAACTAATTGTTGCGATCAGTACCTTATTCATTCTTAGTTTGGGGTGAATCAAATGGCAGAAATGGCTTATAAAGGCGCAAGGACGAACCCTTCTGTTGCAAGTAATCACGTAAGAAAATATCGTTATGTGGAAGGTAATACTTGTCTTCGGGAAAGAGAAGATGGCTCATGTGCTAAATATAATGAGGTAAGGGAGACAGATTATACAGACGCATATATAAGCGGAGTGATTAATAGTGATCGTGTCTCTAATGTATTTGTAAATGGAAGACCAGTCGCATGCACTGGTGACTCTGTTACGGAAACAGAGTCATATTCACTTGGTGGTTGGAAGTTGGATTATTCCGACGAAGGAGGAACAGGTCATATCACGGGCGGCTCAAGTACCGTTTACGTCAACGGGAGACAAGTGGCTACTGCAGGATCTTCTGTGACTACGCATGCCCGTACTACAACGACCATCGCAGAAGGGAGCAGCAATGTGCATATCAATTAAAGGAGGTGAAAATACATGCCGTATAATCACTATGGATACCTGGATCCGATACATATCGTATGGCGTCAAGGAACGAATGAAGATCCTTATATCGATAGAGCCGAATATTTGAAAGTGCTGAATCATAAGGTAATTCTTGCGGAAATACCGGATCGTTTCACACGGGTGAAAATAGCTGGATTAATGGAAGTTAACTATGAAGGATCGCCGAAAAAGGCGATTAAGCCAAATGAATTCAGTGTCAATTATTCAACGGGTGTCATCGAATTGCATGAATCCCAAGAATCGAATGCCGTCAGCGTATCCTATAAGGGAAGAGGATTCATTCAATATCCGTCTAGTCGAATTTATCACCAGGATGAGATGAATGATGTTGTCGAGTCCCTTGCGACGATTATTGATCGTGCAAATGTGAAAATTAAAGATGTAAATGCCAAAACAGAGGACTATGAGAAGCTCAGAGACGAATTGCTGCAGACGATCATTACATCCGATGTCGCCACTACAAATGCTGAAAAAAGTACTGAAGAATCAAAAATAGCGACAGACATGGCTTATGATGCTTATGAAACGACGCGACTCGTCTTCTTGCCATATGTAAAAACGTATCAACAAATTT